GGGCCAGGTTAGGGGACCAAGCATGGTGCTGAGTGGTGACTCGCTGAGCATTGAGAAAGGGGCGTTCTGCTTCCAGAATAGATTCTGCCCGCACTCGCCTCCCGCTGTTAGGCCCTGATCGACGGCGGCGAGACGGAAGTTCATGTACGTGTCGAGGCTGTACAGGATGTCGCCGCTGCCATTAGGGAACACAGAGAACTGCTCTACGTTAGCATTTGTAGCCCCGTAGATCTCATCGCCAACGTCCAGGCAGTCCGTAAGGACGGCGATGGTACAGAAGGGCTTCAAGACCTGTGAGGCGTTTAGGGCTAATAGGTGCGGGAGCACCCCATTGATCTCAACGACCGTGTAGGTCCCGACGGCCGTGATCACGTGGGGGTTAATGGGGGCACCGAGCGCCGCGCCCGTGATGGCCTTCATCTGGAGCTTCACCCAGTTCGGTGAGCCTGACTTAACGATCCCACCGAAGACCCGGTACTTGTTGTTCTGGCCATGCTCGGTGGAGGTCCAAGCGGAGTTTCCCCACACGTCTCCGGTGAAGTCCAGTCCCCAGCCGAGAAGGTCTCTCAGATCGCCAGGAACAGACTTGTGCCCGAAGGCGTAGTTGGTGGAGGTTGCTCGGTTCGTGCAGGTAAGGTCTGCGCAGTCCGTGTCGAGTAGGTCCCAGAAGATGGGGCAGCTCGGGTCCTCAAGGGGGAGGGAACCGTAATTGCTCAGCTCGCACGTGAACGTGCCGCTGATGCCGCCCGAGACGAATCCCGGTACCTTCAACGTGAACGTGTCTGTGCCAGAGCTGGTGGACTCACTTATGACGATCGAACCACCCTCGGTGCCAGAAGGTGCCATGTTGATAGTGGCTCCTGGCGTGGACAGGGTGATGTCGCCGTTGGCGTCCAGGGAGAACTGCCCACTGTTCAGGTTCAGGTTGTCCAGGGATAGTGTTGGGTTGGACCGTGAGCCAGCGCTCTGAAGTCCGTCACCGGCTGTCACATTAGACAGAGCAGGCGAAGCGACGAGTAGGGCCAGTATTACTGCTAGAAATCTCATGGTGCTCCTTAAAGGCCCGACTGGGAAAGCCAGGTGTTATTGGGTTGGTAGGACGTGTCGTCTAGTTCGGTGTCGAGCCAGCCCTCTAAGAGCTTCTCAATCTCCTCGCCACGCCGCTCGCTTGCGGCCTCGTCGAGGTTGATACCGATCTGGTCTACCCAGTAGCCCACCGCCATGGTGAGCGCGTCAATGCGGTCATCGTGCCTAAGCGCCCCCTTAGCCCGCTGCATGCGGGTTATCTGGTAGGCGAGGCGTCTATGAGCGTACGACGGGTCAGATTCGTCTGTCTCGGTAGCGTCACGACGCAGTAGGGACTTGTCCACGATCAGTCTATGCTGGTTGAAGACAGGTTCTAGGGTGTCGATGATGCGGTTCTCTTTGTTCGTGGTTACCCAGTCGGACTCCTCTATCGTGCAGGGGTAGATCTTGGAGAGGACGGGCTTCATGAGCTCGTTCCACATCCCGCCGCCATAGTTGGGCTCTGCGATGATGAGGTTGACCTTCTGGTCCCGGGCTATGGTGGCCAGCTTGGACAGCGTTGAGCCGTCATAGCCACCTGTGAAGCCTCCACTCGCTGTGAGGAAGATCTGACCGTTAAGCATCTTAGCTACGGCATAGGACGTTTCGTCCTTACCACGGCCTGAGGGGTCGACAGCCATGACTGCGCCTGTGTAGGGCAGGAAGGCCTCACCGGGCTGTGGTATGCGGCAGTGCAGGCGATCACCCACGAGCCCTAGCATGGGCACGTCCTTGATGATCCTATCCGGCCCTGAGGCCCATAGGCACTTCTCCGGCGCTACGTCCACGTCTAGGTCCTCGATGATGAGGTCCCCTAGCTTGAGTGGGAACCGATCAGCGTCTGAGAGGGTGGTATCAAGCATGAACTGCAGGCTGAAGCCTGACCTTCCATATTCGATCTCTCGCTCAGTGAGCTCATCTTGGTCGAAGCGGGTGTCGACAGGCGCGCCCACAGTGGTCATCTCTGTAACCATTGGTGCGAGCGTGCCGTCGTACTTGCCTTTGTTCTCGGGAACCCGGGCAGGCCACACCTGTGTGGTGTACCCGCGCTCCGGGAGCTTGGCGTATAGGGAGCCTTCAGTCTGTGGGGTGCCTAGGTAGATGATCTCCCTCTGCGCCTCTCCTTCAGACTCAGGCTTCAGGATAGCTGCGAACTCCTTCACGCGCTCAGCCAGCTTGTCCTGCTGGATGATGCTCTCGCTGTTATTTGGCACCTCCACATCGTCGGCAACGATGATATCAGCACGCGAGCCAGTCATCTGGCCGTAAAGGCCGCAGGACTTGACACTCGGTGACTGCGATACCACGCCGTTGCCGACGGTGAACTTCTCTACGCTGTCAAAGCCGTGGTTGTGCCGGGGGATCATGTCCCGCAGCAGGGGCCACTCGCTAATTAGCATTTTCGTGAAACGGCTAAAGGCGTCACTTCTATCTTTTGACGCGGAGACCACGAGGATGTTGATGTTCGGGTCCTTGTATAGACGCCACAGCACGTAGGCTGAGCACACGTAGGACTTGCCCACACCCCGAAAGGCCATGAGGACCTTCCGATTCACCGTGTCATCCGCCATGAACTTGGCCATGTCGAGCTGCACGGGTGTGGGGGCGGGGAGGTCAAGGTGCTTCCAGAGCATCCAGAGGAAGACTCGGAAGTCTGCTCGGGCTCTATCAGTAGTCGATTCCATGGTGCTCCCTTGTTATGCTAGTTGCTGAAGTCAGGTATCTCGCTATCTGCGAATTCGTCAAATGACGCCTTCAGGTCTTCCATGCTTGCAGTCGGGTAGTCTGAGGAAACCTCTATACCCGAATCCTTCAGGAAAGCACGAACGACTGACAGCATCGCAGGCTGCGGATCACCTTTACGGATCTCAGCGGCGAGGGTGTCGGCCAGTAGGGCGTGCAGTGCTCCTAGTTCTTTTCGAGAAGCGGCCATGAAGCATCTCCATTCTCTAGTTTAATGGCGCGGCAATGAACGGCCAGCCGGTCTAGGTAAGCCGTGACGGCTGGGTGGCCTTCCCCCGCCCCCAGGGCGTCAATCGCCGCTGAGGACATGGAGGGACAAGGGCGCGAGATAATAATAATTTCAGCTGCGCAGCCACTGCCAAACAGCGGCACGCTCAGCGGGAGTAGAAGGAGCAGAGAGCCCCATGCCTTCCGAGTAGCGCTTCGTTGCTGCGGCTTTTCGTTGGACACGTTTGATCTCCTCCTTCAGTACGGCAGCCCTCGCGGTTACACGCGAGAGCCACCAGGACAATGCCAGTAGGCCAGCGAGGCTAGCGACACTAAACGCTATCGCTATTTCCACCGGGTTTCTCCTCGTCAGTGTTGGGCCACTCTACCGGAGCCGCCACGGGAACGGCGAGATTGCCGAGGCCGATGGTGCGGACAATCTTATTGTAAACCGAGTCGTCCTTTTTGCTCGCGGTCAAGCGGACAATCAAGCCGACTGCTGTCAGGAGAGCGGTGATGATGGTGACGATGACTTCTTTGTTTCCGAGAATCCATTCCATTTTAAGGCCTTTCGTGATTAAGATGAGAGATGTGGGTGTCGAGCCTCGCTACTGAGACATTCAGGTCGCTTATCGACTGGGTTAGCCGGGGCATTTCTTGCTCAAGTATAATTATGTCAGCTTCAACAGAAATTAGACGGGCTGAGCTGGCGGCCTGTCGACGAGCGAACGTAAAAACAGAACCGAGCACAGTGATTATGACGCCGCAGGCAGCGACGATGATACCAGTGATTTCGTTAGAGGACATTACGCCACTCTCGTGACTGTAAGACGAATCGCCCAGATTGGGAGGTTATCAAAGTCCAGCACAGGTGGCCATAAATTAGATCCTCCGTTAAAGACGCTGTTTGTGCTACTAACGTCAACATGCACCTGTAGTGTTTCAGCTACCGCTGCTGTGTATACGCCAGCAGACTTGGCGCCCTTCATCAGGGAAGAAGATATGTACATAGAAGTAAGATTTGAGTACAAATCGAAGTCTTCTGGCACCAGATCTGTTATGGTTGTACCCTCACCTGGACCAAGTACCGAGATAGCTGCATCTACTCCGGCCCATATCCCTAGGCGGACTGTGCCAGACTGTACACTGTTCGAGGTGGGGCTATAGTATATCAGCTCGCTTTCGAACATGTAGGTCCCAGCGTTGATGCATTCAAACCCGTAGGAATCCCCTGGAGTCCTGTTAAATCCCCAGTTGTTAGTGTCAGCGCTAAGAGGGTCGGCTGAGTTCTGGGTACCGCTATAAATGGAGACAACGGTCATACGATTAGTGTCTGTCACTCTCGTGAATACACCTGATGGTACAAACCCCACCTGCCCGGTTATGGTAAACACGTCTGGGGCCCTCTGCGCTGGAGTCAGGTCCGCACTAGGCTCGTCGACCCAGGACAGGGCTCCGAGAGTAGAGGACCGTAGGACCTTGCTACCATCGAGCAATGTGTACGCGGGTACGTCTATGAGACCTTGAAGATCTACGATGGGACCTGCGGGTCCATCTTCCCCATTAGTGCCGTTTGTGCCGTTTGTGCCAGGGCTACCCTGAAGACCTTCGGGGCCCTGAGGACCATCGATTCCCGGAAGACCTTGGATTCCCTGTGGTCCTTCAGGGCCGTCTTGTCCATCCGCGCCAGACAGCGCGGCGTCTGCGTTCTCCCACGTGCCACTTGTCGTGCTGAAGACGAGTATTTCGCCGTCAGCTACGGAAGTGATCGTAGTGTCGGTGAGGCCTAAGAGTGTACTCGTACCCTCGCCAGAGCCCGGTGGTCCTTGGATTCCCTGTGGTCCTTCGGGCCCTGGAGTCTGCGTGAAGTCGGTGATCTCATTAGCCAGCTCTTCCACGCTC